GTTTTTAGCAACAATTAAAAAGGCGGAGGCGAAAAAGAATGACGAATAAAGAATTTGTCCAGAAATTACTTAACGTACTCAATTATAAAACTGTTTATATGTGGGGGTGTTTCGGATCCCCGGTTACCAAAGCATTAATCGAAGATAAATCCATCCAATATCCAGGTTGGTATAAAACGCGCATGGAAAAACTTTGGAAATTAATTGACCAAAACTATTTCGGTTTTGACTGTGTCGGGTTAATCAAGGGCATTCTTTGGGGCTGGAATGGTGACTTAAAAAAATATCATGGTGGAGCAAGATATAATTCTAACGGCGTTCCGGATGTATCGGCTAATATGTTGATCAATAAATGTAATCCTAGTAAAAATTTTGATGATATTATACCAGGTGAAGTAGTTTGGCTAGAAGGTCATGTTGGAGTATATATCGGTGATGGGAAAGTGATCGAATCAACTCCGATCTGGAAGAACGGAGTACAAATTACGGATTGTTGGAATGTGCAAAAAACTAATGGTAATGGACGATTGTGGATCAAGCACGGAAAACTTCCGTGGGTGGTGTATGAATGATTAAAAAGGTTTGGGAAAAAATTGACCAATATATTTGGGGAATAGTAATGTTTATTCTTGGTTATATGTTTAGGGGGATTGTTAGCTGGCTGGTTCAATTACCGATTGTGGGAAGGTTTTTCGAGTTTTGAACATGGTGAAAAATAAAATATAACCCCTTGGTAGGTGATCCTACAAGGGGTTTTTTGTTGCCTAAACTTGGGAAATGTACCCTAACAGTGCTTAGTCTTCCTCTTCTTCCAGGTCGTCATCTTCTTCGGCGACCATCTGCTCATACATTTTTTTGAGTTCGCGGAACTTTTTGGTTTCAAGTAGTTCATGATTCCCAGATTTAAGAATTTCCCGCAACGCTTGCTCGGCACTGATTATAATGGCGTAATCCTTCTCTCCCTGCCACTGCGTCCCATAGATTAACACGTATCTACCATCCTTAAGCTTGGTCAGCCCTTTGTGCCTACCCGGGCTTCCACAACTCCAGTCCCGGCCATCCCAAAAATCCAGGTTCTGGTTGTACCTGACACGTGCAACTACCTCCCTCGAAAATTCGTCCTCGTATACGTTCACACGATATTCTTTTTTTGCCATGATTGATTCCTCCTATTTTTGTTTTTTTTTATTTTTTATTTGCCGGGATTAGCGGCTCCCGGCGGGCCGGTTTGATAAGCGGTTAATTATCTTCGTCAGTTGCCCAGTCAGTAAATTCCTCGCCTTTGCCGTTCAGGCAGGTTTCTGGACTGTCACTAAAGTACCAGGCGCGACTCTCCCAATATTCTCGACCGCTCGGGGTGTTGGCCCAAGTCCCCCGGTGCAGTGTGGCGTATTTGGTACAAAGGTTTTCTTCGATGTAATGGTACTCGTCATCCTGTTTGATGGCTTCCGGGGGACATTCGGCCAGGACATCCCCTTCGTCCATGTCAGAAAAAGCAACCCTCTTGGCCTCTTCCCAACTTTCGGCGTCTATCCGGTAGACCTGGCAGACGCACTCACCAACAGACATCCAATAGTATGCCATTTATTTTACCTCCTGTTTTTTATTTTTTTATTTACCGGGATTTATGGCTCCCGGCGGGCCTTACTTTTTAGGCAATCATGGTCGCCAGGTTGTCGATAAGGGCGCTCATTGCGTTGGTCTCGGCGCTGTCGATTAGCACCTTGCCGTTCGCGGTGATCCGGTAGGCATCTATGTCGTTGCCGCATACCTCAACAACGATGCTACCTACCGGGACTTTGTGCTCGGTGTTGACGCTGAGGAATTCGCCGATAAACGCATACCCGTTGGCCTTGCTGGTGTCGATTGAGGTAACCAGCTTTGCCCAGTGCTTATATTTGTTCTTGTGGTGGTTGGCAGAGTTCATACAGTCGTGAGAGTATACTGCATATTCTTTCTTCGGTTGCCGAGCCTTGAGTTCCTCATTGATTTTTGCTTTTAGGGCTTCTAGTTCTTCCACACTCATGTTTTTCAGGCTTTCGAACATCTTCATCCTCCTCCATTCCGCCCAGGCCTGCCGTAAGCCTTGGGCAATTCTCGTTTTATATGATCCCTCCAGGGTTTTAGCGATTTGGTGGGCTCTTTTCATTATGTTAGCTTTCATTTTTATTTAATACCTCCGTTTTCTTCATCCTTTGTCTATATTATAACACCTTTTGTCCCAGAAGTCAATACTTTTGGATAATTATTTTTCATTTTCTCCTTAGCATCTCCAGTTTTTTTTCCTTCTATTATTATTATATTCAACCTTGCTCCAAAAGTCAACCCTTTTGGGCCAAAAAAATAATTATTTAACAATTTCATAACATTCCAGGCATAGAAAGACCCCTTTTTGCACTTGAAACAAAACCGTAATATTTGTTAGTGTGCTTTTTGGCCTAATAGCAGCTCTTATATATATATAGGTAGTAAAAAAATAATTGGGTACTTTATTGTTTTTTTTGTAAAAAAAAGATGGTTTTATTTACAAATCATTTACGTAAAACCCTTCCAAAAAAAAGTGGAATTTGCATATAATAATAATGAGGGAATAAATCCCCGGTGGGCTAGGTTAGGCCAACCGAAAAGACGGGTTTTCCTTGTGTTACCGTCCTGCCCACCACCCCAATATATTGGTGGGCTAGGTTTCGCGAGCCGAAAAGATGGGGTTATCCGCTCCTTACCCATCCTGCCCACCCTCAAAAATATAAATGGAGCGGTAATACAAAGTAAAACAAAGTAAAAAGGAGCGATTAATATGGAATTAAACAAAGACAAGCTATTTTTTAAATCCTACAAAGAGTTATTTTTGCCACCATATAAATTAGACGCGATAGAGGTAGCCGTCTACGGATTGTTGGCGGAGCGCTACCAATTTTTTACTAACCTTAACATACCCCAAAAAAGCCTGGTAAAAAACAAAAAAGGCCAAGTAGGTATTTTGTACAGCGGGATTAATCTAGCAAACGACATCAACACAACGCGCAAAAAGATTAGCAAGACCATCGCAAAGTTGGAAGCTATTGGGTTAATTGAGGTCGAGAGGAGAGGCAATAATCCCTCTATTTACATTGTCAATCCAATACACAAAATCGATGAGTCAAATGACTCAACGAATAAATTAGCTGACAAAATCGATGAGTCAAATGACTCAACGAATAAATTACCTGACAAAATCGTTGAGTCAAATGACCCAACGCGTTGCGTCAAAAGACTCAACGCGTTGGGTAAAAAGACTCAACGCGTTGAGTCAAATGGGTACAATAATAAGAATAAGAAAAAAGACCTTATTAAGAACCCCGAGCGGGGGACAGCCTCTCCTGAGGGGTCGGCATGTCCCCCGGCGGTAAACAACAATACTAATGATGGCATCCAAGGAGAGGTAGCCACCATTAGTGGAAAGGGTCTTTCTCTTCCTTCTGAAAAAGACAATGAGGTATTAATTGACATGATGTCCCCCAGTGAGCAAGATACCATTGTTGTTACTCCCAATGGTAATACAGACCAACAAGACAATGACGGCATTAAACAAAGGGAGCAATCCCCCAGTAGCGGCCCCTCACAACCTGGTATCAACAATAACAGTACAACCGCCGCCTCCTCCCAAAATTTACCAGAGGGCTACATGTTATTAAAGGATTGGCTGCCCAAAAATTGCCGGGTACAGTATGTTATAGATACAGTACTGGCTCAGCTAGACGGCAATATAATATGCCCTCCAGACAAAGGGCATAGCAAAGAGTGGGCCGCAATAATGCCCCAGATAGCCCGTGCCCTCCCCCACGTCAGAGATCTACTGATACATTTGGGTTATGCACAGAAAGAAATAGACAGTGTCATATCTTATGTACGCCGCCGCAATGGTACAGCCACCAGAGTGATAGGATACTTTGCTCCGCAATCCTTATATACTAAAAGTGAGGACTCCCCGCTGGGCGTATACGTTAAAGCTGACCAATGGATTTCTTTGTAATCTATTAACAAAAAAAGGAGAAAAAATTATGACAATAATAATCCCCGGTCGACCGAAAACCAAAAAAAACAGCCAAATAATAGTTACAGCCAAATCTAAAACAGGTAAGACCTGCTACCGCCTATTGCAATCCAAGCGTTACAGGGACTATGAGGCGGCAGCATTGCGACACTTATCGACCTATACTGGGCCCAGATATATAGGTGTGCCGGTTGAGGTGGTCTGTCACTATTATCTGCCTAACCGCCAGGGCTGGCCAGACTTAATGGGCTTATACCAGGCCACCGCCGACATATTGGAGGCCGCTGGGATCATTAATAATGATCGTAATATAATTACTATGGGCGACACCAGGATCGCCGGGATTGACTCTGTTAACCCCAGGACAGAGATAATAATTACTCCTACCCAAGCTCCCTCTTGGTTTCCGATAAAGAGCTAATTTTTTTTTAAAGCGAATAAATCATGGCTAACCCTTAATTATACCATATTTCTGAGCAAAAAAAATACGTTTAACAAATATTTAACATTTAGTCTGCTACAAAAGGCTTGCAAGCAGCAAGTTGGCAATAATTGGTTGCATATAATAGTAAATGGGAGGACAAATAAGGGGTTAATCCCCAAAACTGGAAGAAAGGAAGCGATTAAATGAAAGATAGTAAAGAAAATTTTAAGCCAACAGTAATCTTCGATTTTGACGGTGTCATTCACTCATATACCAGCGGCTGGCAAGGGGCTACCATTATTCCAGATCCGCCGGTCCCCGGGATTAATGAGGCGATCCAGCAGATCCGCAAAGAATACCGAGTCATCGTCGTTTCTACTCGCTGTTTCCAACCCGGAGGCATCGAAGCGATTCAGGAATATCTGGCAAAGCACGGGATTGAAGTTGACGGAGTGGCAGCTGCGAAAGTGCCGGCGATTCTGACCGTGGATGACCGGGCCATTTGCTTTGACGGGCGGCCGGAAAGGTTGCTGGAGAAAATCAAGAGTTTTAGACCATGGAATAAATTGTATTTTGAGATTTAATTATAAGCCCAGGGGCGGCCACGGCTCGTAAGGCCGGGGAAGACCCGGTCTCCCTGAATAATATGTAAATCGCCCAATTTACAACTTAATATAACATTATCGGACAACGAAAGGAAGTAATGCGAATGAACTTAATCCCCTACTACTGTGCTAAATGCAAACGGTTTTTAATCAAAACGCTACCAAACGCGCAGGTATATTGTCCTAAATGCAACAAATGGTCTCAGTAAGTAAAATGAAAGGAAGGATATTCCAATGAAAGAGATGAAAGAAATTAATATGTCTATAAAAATTGATGGCAAAACCCATATTGTAACCGTTGATTGGACAATCTTCAAAAAACTGGTATCACAAGCAGTCTGGGCAGCGGAAATTGAGCAAAAAATCATCTCAAGCATTCTCGCGGATGATGATGATGATATCAGCCCAGGGGGCACAGACTAAAAATGAAAAGCTGCGTTATCTGCGGAAGCTCCAAGCACACAAAAACCCGTAATGGCAAGGTCTACTGCTGCCGCCATTACCAACAGATTAAAAGACATGGCAAAGTATTAGACCGCACTATTTACGATCCAAACGAGATCATTATCCACAATGACTACGCCGAGGTAATTTGCTATACGAGAGATGGGCGAGAAAAAGCCAGGGCTTTAGTATCCCTGGAAGATGTAGATAAAGTAAAAAAATATAAGTGGTGCTATAACAGTGTAACTGGTATGGTTACAGCCTGCCAAGGTAGATTATATCTATCCAGGTATATTACGGATTGTCCGGCAGGGATGCAAGTTGACCATATTAACGGGGATCGCCTCGACAACCGCCGACAAAACCTACGGATCTGTACCGCCGCCCAGAATAATATGAATCGCCTTGAGCGGGCCAACAACACAAGCGGATTTCGGGGTGTTTCCCAACGGAAAGATGGTCGCTACGAGGCCTACATCCACTACCAGGGACGCAAAATCCACCTTGGTCTGTTTGCAATCTTGACCGAGGCCATTAATGCCAGGTTAAGGGCGGAAATCAAATACTACAAGGAGTTTAGCCCGGTAATGAGGGATGTGGCGTTATTAAAAAACATACAAGAGGGGCAGTGTTGTAAATGAACCTATTTGCCGAGATAGATAATATAAATATGGTTCTTAAATTAAGGCGCTCCGACCTAGTAAAGCGGGCAGTCGTCAACACCGGGTCAACTGATGTAGGTGTGGTATCCATGGAGATCTGGCGTCTACTGGCCAAACTATGTTTTGGAATCGAGCCCGGAGCCCTAACCCGTCGCAATTGTGATGCCCTGGATATTTTGCTGACAGACTACTATGGTATCTACAGCTTGCAGGACGTCCGCGAGATAATAGGGGTACTAAAAGATGTCCCCTAATGAGTTATTTGCGCAAAACGTAAATCTGGCATATAGCTACATCCACAAAAACGACATCTACCTGGACGGCTATGATATAGAGGACCTGTACCAGGAGGGGCTGTTAGCCTTATGGAAAGCCTGTCTTAATTACAACCCCAACAAGGGAGTTAAGTTTAGTACTTTTGCGACAAGTTGCATCAAAAATCACTTTTCCGATTTAATCCGCAAAAACACGAAGAGGGTAAAAACAGTATCATTGGATACCCTACCCGAGGATTTGTGTTAACATTTTCGTAATAAATGGACTGTGTAAACTTACGTATAATATATATGGGGGGACTTTTTTTTGGAGCTTAATTCCGAGTCCCTCTTTTTATGGAGTGATGTAAATGTATATAGTTAAGCGACGCCTCAAAACTAATACTGACTTGGTTAAGATAGTAATAGTTAGTTGCCTCCATATTGGGGCGGCTAATCACAATGATCAAAGAGCCCAATATATAAGGGATTACATCTTAAATAATGACTCAGTTTATGCCATAGACCTGGGCGACACCACCGAAAACGCCCTAAAGGGATCTCCTGGAGCCGCTGTTTATACGCAAAAAATTAATATCCAAGACCAACTTAAAGCGGCCTTAGACTACTGGGCTCCAGTTACCAAGCAAAACAAGTTACTTTTTAAACACGCTGGTAACCACGGCGACCGCAGCCTAAAAGAGTGTGGATTATCATTAGACGAAATCTTATCCGACAAGTTGGGAGTACCATTTGCCGGGTGGGACGCCCTTACTACTCTTAAGGTTGGCAATCAATCTTATGTGGTGCATAGCTGCCACGGCAAACGAAATGGTAAAGGTGCTCCTGGAGCGCTAAAAGCCTGTATTAATCAGGCAGCCAGAGCACAAGCCGAGATATATCTCCGGGGGCACCACCACCAAGCGGTATTTTGTTACGATTTGGTTGGAACTCCGCAGGGCTATAAGAAACGCGGCTTTGGTGTGACAGGTGCTTTTTTGGACTGGGACGGCTCTTACGCCGAGCAAGCCGAGTATGATCCCACTTACCTTGGATGTCTGGAGTTAATCCTCTACAAAGACAAGCACGATTTTGAGTTTAGGATTATATAATTTGAAAGGAAGATTATCATGCTAGATAAATATTTTAAGGCATTCCGTCATGTTGGCACTTTTTTTATTTTTTTCCTCTTGATCTTTGTCAAGTTTCGCTGGCTACTTTTGGTCAATGCGGCATTTCTGGGTCTCCTGGGTACTGCTTTGGAAATGTTAGGTGAAAAAACCACCTTCAGAGAAACACCAGGACTTGTTATCTTTGGCACGGCACTATTAACCTGGATCCTCGGCATAAGTCTTGCTCTAGTGCTTTAAAAGGGGGCTTGTTATGATCAGATGCCCATACTGCAATCGGCTGCGGCGCACCAAAAACATCGTGGCCTTTCCTTACTCTGTTTACCTGGGTGAATATATCGATCCTGACCCGACGGTATTTATTTGCTTAGAGTGTATGGCAAAAATCAGAGCACAAGCCTTTGCCCGGGATTATTTAGTCCAGCCCTCTATCAACTCCAGGCTTAACCTAAATCTAAATTTAGAAGATGATTTTTAATCACCTTTTAATCGCCAACATCAATATCATGATCGGGTCATAGACCCCACGGCTAAAGCTGTGGGGTCCTAAGGAGGTGATCCCTAAGGAGGTGGTCCAATGGCCGAAAATAAGCGCACAAAATGGCAACGTATTGACTGGGACTATATGGAAAAAGACTATATTACCGGTAACTATGGGTCGCTAAAGGAGTTTGCCGATCACCACAACATTAATTACAACAATGTACGCCAAAAAGCGGCAAAACATGGCTGGAAACAACAAAAAGAGTTGTATCGCTCAGAGAAAAACAGCAAAATCCTCCAAGAAGTTCAAAAACAGCAGGTCAAAGAAGAGGCTTCTCTCCGCAAAAGAGAACTTACCTTAATTGAAAAATGCTTTAATATTATCGAGCGAATCCTAGATGATGGACATTGCCAGATCTCTACTAGACAAGGGATAGTAGACATTAAACTTAACCCCCCTTTAATGAAAGACTTAGCCGATGCTATATTACGCCTGCAACAGGGCGAGTCCATCGCAAACGGGGAAAACTCTATTGGGGTCGGCAATATCACCATGTACGTTAAAGCTCTAGAAGGCCAGGTCGATGAGGTCTGGGGCAATGAATAAAGGATTTGAGTGGGGGCCCTTCTCGCTAAAACAGAAACAACTACTAACCTGGTGGCTGCCATCATCTCCCCATGCTAATAAAGACATGGTCATTGCTACTGGTGCCATTAGATCCGGCAAGACTGTCGCCATGATTGACTCTTTTATTACCTGGTCGCTGGCTACCCACGAGGGTAAGAACTTCATTCTTGCCGGCCGTTCAATGGGTGCCCTAAAACGAAATGTCCTGCGGCCAATGTTTCAGATTCTTGTAGCCAAACAAATACCTTACACTTACCATAGAGCGGACAATTATATTACCATCGGGTCTAACACCTATTATTGTTTCGGAGCAGCAAATGAAGCCAGCCAGGATGTTCTCCAGGGGCTTACCGCAGCCGGCTCGCTCCTGGACGAGGTTGCCCTCATGCCCGAGAGTTTTGTTGACCAATCGATTGGGCGCTGTTCCGAGTCTGGATCCAAGATGTGGTGGAACTGCAACCCAAAAGGCCCCAATCACCCCATTAAGAAAGAATACATCGACAAAGCGGATGAACTTGGGATCCTGGTGTTAAATTTTAGACTAGAGGATAACCTAACCCTCTCTCCCCAGGTTATCGAGCGTTACAAGCGCATGTTTAGCGGGATGTTTTACCGTCGTAATATCCTGGGAGAATGGGCTGCTGGCGATGATCTAATCTATCCACACTTTAATCCTGATACCATGGTGACCACTGATCTTCCAAACATGGTATCTTACTGGGCCGCAGTTGACTATGGCCACACTAATGCCACAACTTGCCTTATTTTTGGCATCGGATCCGACAAAAGACTATATGCTCTGGATGAGTATTACCATGCTGGGGCTAAAGGTACCCCCAAAACCCCTGCTCAATATGCTCAAGACATCAAGGCTTTCCTGGGTAACTACAATGTTAAAGCAGTCTTTATCGATCCATCAGCGGAAGGCTTTAGGTTACAACTACAAGCAGATGGCATACGAAACATCCGTAGCGCCAACAACAAAGTCTTACCTGGTATCCAGATGGTCTCTTCAATTATTGGTAACGACCTCTTTAGGGTTCATCCCAGATGCAAAAATCTCCTTAACGAACTGGCCTCTTATGCATGGGATCCAAAAGCAGCAGAACACGGTGAGGATAAACCCCTAAAGGTCAATGACCACTGTGTTGATACCTTACGGTATTGCGTGATGGGTACCTCCACCCACTGGGTCAGGCTATTACCTTTAGTGTGGCAAAATATTGCTTAACTACCCTATAGGAGGGATATTATGCCATTACCAACCGATCCCCGACAGCCCATCATCCCCGAGCGGCTCGAAGGGATATATGATAAATTACAAGAGTGGTCAGCCCTCTACTCCTCTGACCCGCTCCAGCTTGCCACTTACTACTCCAGTAAGGTCTACGATGGCACCCCCCAAGGCAGGTTCTGGGGCCGGGTCGAACAGGCTGAACGCTCTACGATGCTCCATGTCCCGATTGCCAAAGATATCTCTACAGCTTCTGCCGACCTCTTGTTTTCAGAGCGACCAAAGGTTACTTTCCGCGACCCTGCCACCCAGGAAAGATTTAATGAGATCAGTGCTGGTATTAATTTTTACGGTCGAATCTTAGAAGCCGCGGAAACCTGTAGTGCTCTTGGTGGAGTCTATCTTAAGGTCAACTGGGACAAAGCACTAACTCCTTACCCTATTCTATCCGTAGCCCAAGCCGACATGGGTATTCCTGAGTTTAAATTTGGGCTATTGCAAGCAGTCACCTTTTGGACAGTGTTGGAGGAAAAAGGATCCATCGTCTGGCGCCTACTTGAGCGGCATGAAAAAGGGGTTATCCTAACAGGTCTTTACAAGGGGTCCCCCACAGAGCTCGGTAAAGAAGTGCCCCTCACCTACCGCGAGGAGACCGCTCACCTTGCGCCAGTCATCACTACAGGTATTGACGACATTCTTGTCCGGTACGTCCCAAACATGAAGCCCAACAACCTATTCAGGGGCTCCGACTTTGGCAAATCCGATTATGCTGGACTTGAAGGCCTAATGGATGCCCTGGACGAAATCTACACCTCACTCCTGCGGGATGTAAGGCTTGGTCAAGGAAGAATTATTGTACCGGAGACCATGGTTGATCAGTACGGGAAATTTAGTTTGGACAAAGAGGTATTTACCGTGATCCCTGTCGGTGTAACAGATTTTAGCAGCCTACCAAAGCTTGTTGACTGTAATCAATTTGACATCCGGACCGACCAGCACATTAAAGCTGCTCTGGAAATAATGGACCGCATTATATCCGGTGCTGGCTACTCCCCCCAAACCTTTGGGCTTAAGATTGAAGGCCGTGCGGAGTCTGGGACTGCTCTTAATATCAGGGAAAGAAAATCCTTTGTTACCTCAGCAAAAAAAGCCACTTACTGGAAATCAGCATTGGAACAGATTATTGAACTGATGCTGATTGTCGACCGGCAGATGCTTGGCACCTCCATTAATCCAGAAAGACCAACCGTTGAGATCCAAGACTCGGTCCAGCA